TGATGAGGATGTTAAATTCACTACTATTCATAGTGCTTTACATTATAGGAGTATTACTGACAAGAAAACAGGAGAGAGAGTGTTTAAATCTTGTCCTAATGCAAATTGGCCACCATTAAACAATATTGATTATTGGATAATTGATGAAGCTTCGATGATAGATTCAGATATGGTTAAATCCATAGAAGAATATGCCATTAAGCAAAAAACTACAGTAATCTTTGTAGGGGATGGCAAGCAAATTAATCCTGTAGGAGAAGATGATAGTCCTGTATTTCATCAAGAATATCCTGAAGTAGAACTTACTGAAATTATCAGGCAAGGAGAAGGAAATCCTATTATTACTCTTAGTAGAAATATACCTAAAATTTGGGAGAAAAAATCTAATTTATTAGGAGGGCCTGAAGGAGAGGATATTGGATATCTTTATACTCAAAACTTAGCTAAGATTATTGAAGAACTAGCTAAGGTTAATGGAACTGATGAGTTTAAGTATCTTGCTTGGACTAATAAGGAAGTTGATAAGATTAACAGTTTAGTAAGGCACAGAATTTATGGAGACCATCCTGCTAAAATTGAGTTAGAAGAAACAATTGTATTTGATGCTCCTTACAAAAACTACAATACTAATGAAACTGTAAAAGTAGAAGAATTGTACAAATATACAGAGACTATAAAAGTAGTTTTAGCTGATAACCACAAAGAAAAAGTAACTGAAGAAGTTAAATTTGTAGTTTATTGTGTTAATAAGAATATTCTAATCTTAGATGATTCTTCTATCCCAACATTTAAAAGGTATGCTGCTATAATGAACAAAAACTGTAAGCAAAACTTATTAACATTTGAAGAAAGAAATTATTTTTTAAATATATTTGCAAGCTTCAAATACAATCATGCTCTTACAATTCATAAGAGTCAAGGTAGCACTTACAAGACCACTGTCTTAAATGTCAAAGACATCAATTTCAATCAAAATGAAAAAGAAAAACAAAGGTTATTCTATACAGGAGTAACCAGAGCAAGTGATTTATTAATTTTATATAATGTTTAGTTATGAACAAGAAATTGTTAACCCCATTTGTAGGGTATTTTGAAAAGATGTCAACTCCTGAAAATATTGTTATTGAAGGAAGACCCTCTAAAAAGAGAGCTGTAGTTACTATCACTACAGAAGATGAGCAAAAGGCATTCTTTGAAGTAAGAGATGCAGTAATCCAAAGAATTGAAAAAATGGGTATTAGACCTGGAGATCAAATTGAAATTGGATTTGTATTTATAGGTTCTGAAAAGAATGGAAGAACTTATAATAATCTATTTATCAATCAAATAGATTATGTCAAATCTTACTAAAGAAGAACTAAAAAAACAAGAAGAAGATGCTAATCTTCAATTTGTTGTTTTACTTACCATTATTATTCAAAAAATAGAGTTTTTAGAAGAAAGGGGCTATATCTATGGCACTATAAAAGCTTTTTTAAAGAATGGTAAGACTAAGTTTGAAAATTTTATTACTAAAGTGTTTCAATATCAAGGAACAATAGAAGGTAATGATGCTAAACAAGCCACTAATAAACTTCTTGTTATGCAAGAAAGAGTAGAGTTAGCACTAGAAAATCAGTATATTTTGACTGTTGATGAAAGAAGAGATAGAGCTAAAGAAATTTTAAGCAAATATCTTATAGGGCCTATGGTAGACAAAGCTATGGAAGAAATGGAATTCAAAAATCTTTTTAATTTTTAATTATGAAACACTTTAATTCTTCGTCAGAGTTATACTCTGACTTAGTATCACAAAATTCTATGAATGGTTTCTTTTATTGGTGTTGTGATTGTATTCAATTTTATGCAGATGAGTTAGGATGTACTTATGAAGAGTTGAATATTTATCTTTTTGTAATCCTAGAGCCTTGTATAATATTATTTTTACTGGTTTTATTAATCTTAAAAAGAAAAAAATAATGGAAAAAGAATTTATACCTTACGAACAAGCATTAGCTTTAAAAGAATTAGGATTTGATGAACCTTGTTTGGCATCTTGGACTTATAAAACAAAAGAAAGAATACCAACTTTATATGGTTGTGGAGCTTTACTTTTTGATACTGATGGTTTAATCACAAACCAAACAGAGGATGTTATATGTTCAGCACCACTATACCAACAAGCATTTAGATGGTTTAGAGAGAAGTATCACATAATTGGTGAAGTGAAATTCAAGGGTGGGAAAACCACTAAAACTGCTTGGTATGATTATGTAATATATTCAGAAATTGATTGGAATAATGAAAATCCAAATGAACAATGGAAGAAACACGAAGAAGCAGAACTTGAATGTTTGAAGAAACTAATTGAAATTGTAAAAAATAAGTAAAATGAAGTATACAATCTTTGATATTGAAACAGATGGCTTATTAGATACTCTTACTACTTTTCACTGTCTTGTAGCACATACTTATGAAGGTAATCAATTATTGGGTGAAACTGTTATTACAAATACTTGGGAGTTAGTAAACTTTTTATCTAATCAAGATGTCCTTGTAGGTCATAATGTTGTAAGATATGACTTTCCTGCTATTAAAAAGTTAACAGGTTATACTCATACAGGAACTGTAATTGATACTCTAGGTCTTTCTTGGTATTTGTATCCTGAAAGAAAAGAACACGGTTTAGAATCTTGGGGTGAGACTGTAGGAATAGCTAAACCTGTTATCACAGATTGGGAAAATTTAGCTCCAGAAGATTATGTACATAGGTGTTCTACAGATGTTGTCATTAATTCTATCATATTTGGTAATTTTATTAGTTATCTTAAAGATATTTATGCTGAAGAACCAATAGAAAGAGTAATGGCTTATCTGACTTGGAAATTGAGTTGTGCTGCAGAACAAGAAGAATATCCTTTGACTATTGATAGAGAATACTGTAAAAGAACATTAACTACTCTAAACACTCTTATAGAAGAAAGAAAAACAGCTTTAATAGCAGCAATGCCAAAGCAAATCAAGTACACTACAAAGAGTAAACCAAGTAAAATGTTTACAGTAAAAGGAGAATTGACTAAAGCTGGTATAGCTTGGTTAGAACTCTTATCAGATAATGATTTAGAAGCTGATTTTGATGGAGAAATCTCTGTCATTAAAAGTACAGAAGAACCAAATCCAACTTCAATATCTCAGCTTAAAAGTTGGCTATTTAGTTTGGGTTGGACTCCAACTGTATTTAAGCATGCTCCTAACAAAGCAGGAGATATTAGGGCAGTACCTCAGCTTCAAAACAATGATAAGAAACTGTGTCCTAACATAGTTGTATTAGCTGAAACCTATCCTGTACTTGATAATCTCAAAGGCCTATTTATGCTTCAACATAGAGTTGGAGTACTAGAAGGTTTTCTAGAATGTTCTAATGAACAAGGTAAAATGGTATCTCAAGTAGCAGGATTTACTAATACTCTTAGATTTAAACACAAAAAGCCTGTTGCCAATTTACCTTCAGTAGATAAACCTTATGGTAAAGAAATCAGAGGAGCTATTATAGCACCTGATGATAATCATCTATTTTGTGGTTCAGATATGTCTTCATTGGAGGATACTACTAAACAACACTACATGTACTTTTATGATCCTGATTATGTAACACAAATGAGAGTGCCAGGATTTGATCCTCATCTTGATATTGCAGTACTATCAGGTATGCTTACCTCTGAACAGGTAGCTGACCATAAATTGTATGAAGCCACAGAAGGTAAAGAAGGCACTTCTTATAAAAAAGTTAGAACTAAGGCTAAAATAGTAAACTTTTCAGGTGTTTATGGAGCAGGACCACCAAAGATAGCATTAACTACAGGTATGTCATTGGCAGAGGCCACAGCTCTACATAAGACTTATTGGGAGAGAAATAAAGCAGTAAAACAAGTGACAAATGATACTGTTTATAAAGATGTTAGAAAGCAAATGTGGTTATACAACCCTGTAAGTGGTTTTTGGTATTCTTTAAGACAACCCAAAGATAGATTTAGTACCCTTAATCAAGGTACAGGTGTGTATTGCTTTGATACACACATTAAAAATGTAAGACAACAAGGTATTAAGATTAGTCTTCAATATCATGATGAAATTGGCTTTACATTTCTTAAAACAGAGCAACAACAAGTGAAAGATAAACTTAATAAAGCTATAGAAATTACTAATCAAGTACTTAAATTGAATGTACCATTAGGGATAAGTATAGATATTGGAAACAATTATGCGGAGTCTCATTAGTGTAATTCAGAGTAACTTATTAAATTTTAATTATGCAGAGAGTCACTAATTACACAGACATTTTTACTTTCTTCTTAGCTCAACCTATAGCAGTACTAAGAGGAGGAGCTTCAGAAAAAGAAATTATTGAAGAATTGCAATCACATTTCTTATTTCCTTTAAGTTGTATTAAAGACAAGAAGAATCCTTATTTTATAGCTACAGCAGAAGGATTAAAGGCTCAAGGAGTCAAACAAAAATTAAAATCAATTATCCTACCAATAGGATATACTAAACAGTTTTTAGCATGAGAAAGTATTTTAGAGAGTTAGAGGGGCTCTTCCAAAACCCAAAATCAATCTTAACTTATATTGATAAAATAGAAGCTTTAAGAGAGAATATTACTGAACCCTTAGCTGTTACTGAATTTGTCAATAAAGTTAGGGAAAAGGTTCAGAATGAAGCCATACAAGCTGTTGTGAATAACAATGGTGGAATGGTAGCTATGGCTACAGGTTCAGGTAAGTCAAGAGTAGCAGTAGAAGTTGCTAAATATTACTTTAATCCTGAACACGACTATCATGCTGCTCTTTTAGTTCCTACTGAAAAGCTTAGAGATGAAAATTGGAAAGAAGAGTTTGAAAAATGGGAAGCAAGAAATATTTGGAAACATACTGAAAGACTTTGTTATGCTTCTGCTTCTAAAATTGGAGGTAATGAGTATCCTATTGCAATCTTAGATGAAGGTCATAATATCACAGAGTTAGCTTCTGAATTCTTTACAGATAATCAAGTAGAAAGAGTAGTATTACTTACTGCAACTCCTCCTAATGACCCTGTTAAAGTAGAAATACTTAGAAGATTAGGTATTAATCTTGTCTATGAGCTTACTCTAGACCAAGCTGTAAGATTAGGATTTGTAGCACCATATAAGATTACTGTAATTACAGTACCTTTGGATAATGTTACAAAGAATATTCCAGGAGGAAACAAAGCCAATCCTTTTATGACTACTGAAGCAGCTTGTTATGCTTATTGGAATAAGAGAGTTCAAGCTTGTTTTGGGGATCAGACTCCTCAAGGTAAGGCTAAGATGAAGTTTGCTATTCTAGGTAGAATGCAGTTTATCTACAAGATTCCTTCTAAAACACAAGTAATCAAATTTTTACTTGACAAAGTAATTCCTAAAGAAGATAGAACACTTATTTTTTGTGGTAATATAGAGCAAGCTGAAGAAGTTTGTCCTACATTTTATCATTCTAAGTCAGGAGACACTCATTACAATGCTTTTAAAGCAGAGAAAATCAATAGATTATCATGTGTTAAAGCAATCAATGAAGGGCACAACTTCCCTGGTGTTGATTCTGGCATCATAGGTCAGTTAAACTCTAAGGAGAAAGATTTGGTACAAAGAATTGGGAGATTGATTAGGTTTAGACCTGGTCATGAAGCTCATTTGTACATAGTAGTTTCTGAATCAACTCAAGATGAGAAATGGTTAGAAAATGCTATTGAAAATTTAGATCAATCTAAAGTAGAGTACATAAGATTTCCTAATTTTAAACAACTTTACACATAATGGGTTATGTAAAATACTTTGTTTATAAGGGAAAAAGCAAAGTAACTCCTATTTCTATTAAGAAACTTAAGGAATCCCCTAGACTTACAAATCCTAGTGCTATGCACAGTATGCCTGGTATTTATGTTCTAAATTTAAGTAATGAAACTTTTACTCTTGAAGAAATTGAAAAAGTTGAAATAGCTATTAATAAATTAAAAAAGACTGATGAAAATAAATCCACAAATTAAGGAAGTATTAGAAAGATTTAATATTCCTGTAAATGATGCAACAGCTTATCTTTTAGCTATTTATTTTGATTGTAAACCTACTTATGTCCCTCTTCTTTTAGTGCAAAAACTAAATGTTACTAACATTCTTGGTATTGGTACTAATAGAGAAATAATTTGGCATATTCCTTTATTTGAAGGAGAAAGCCAAACTAAATGGGATTGGGTTAAGGAATGGAATGCAGAATTTGGCAATATTAATAAGAAAAGAAAAGCTCCAGACAAAGACTGTATTACTAGGATGAAAGCATTTTTTGCTGACAATCCTGATGTAAGAAAAGAAGAAGTCATTGGAGCAACTAAGATGTATTTCAGAACATTAACTAATGCTGAATACATTACCTCATCTCATTACTTTATAAGTAAAGGTGTAGGTAGAGACAGAACTTCAGCACTTGAAGGTTGGGTAGAGAAGTATAGAGAAGCTATTGCTGATACTTCTACTAATGATAGTGTTGACATAACTTCAAGAATGCAATAGTATGGAAGAAACATTAATAACATTTGAAACAGCTAAATTAGCTAAAGAAAAAGGGTTTACAATGTTTAAAGATTCTTTTAAAAGTGCAATAATAGATTCTAGAAACTATGATGTACAAAGATATTCTTTTTACAGAGTAATAAAAGAAGAACAAATACTTAACTTAAATGTAGGAACCAACTCTTCTAATATTAATGGTCTTTGGGAATCTTACAATGACAAAGATTTTATAGTTCAAAAAAACTATTTTGCACCAACTCAATCATTACTTCAAAAATGGTTAAGAGAAGTCCATAATATAAAATTGTGGGTAGAATTTAACTATACTAAAGAATGGTTTTCTTATTATTTAGACAAATATGATGATAAAAAAATTATATTACAGAAAGATGTTAGAAATCAGTCTTTTGAAGAAGCATTAGAAGTTGGCTTACAAGAAGGCTTAAAACTGATTTCAAATGAATTTTAGAATTGCATTTGAAGCTGGACAAAAAGGTAGTAATAAAGGCCTTCCTATGGGGGAAGGTTTGAAGACTATCTCACAGGCAATTAATGGTATCCAAAGAGGAAGAATTTACACTGTTGGAGCTGCCCCAAAGGGAGGGAAGTCAACTTTTGTAGATGTAGGTTTTTGTATAGAACCTGCTGTCTATGTATTGGACCATAATGCCAAAATTAATGCTTCTATGGAAGCAATTGCCACTAAACTTGAAACAATGGCTGACCCTGATACTAGAAATGCTCTCAATACAGAGTATGAAAGTCTTAATGGTAAGTTACTTGATGTTGAGTTTATCTACAACTCTTTTGAGATTGACAGAGTAAGTAAAGAATTCGATTTTGTTGCCCATTTTCTTAACAAAGATTTTGGTATTTATTGGATAACTTTACCTGCTGGAAAGACTTATAAAGAGAAAAATGTTGTATCTTTATCCTCTGCCTTTTTAAAAGGCGAATTAGAGTATGATACTGCAAATCCTGATGCTCCTAAAGAGATTATTAGAGTTTCTGATGATTTAGTCTCTATGATTAAAGTCATTTATAGAACTAGAATAATTCCTTTATTTGGTGAGTATAATGAAAAGGGAGAAAAAGTTTCTAAGGGTATAATTAAGTTCTTGGAAATCAAGGACAACCCTACAGGAATCAGAAATTATCTTTTAGGTTATGCTAGAGAAAATGGAGAATTTTTGTATAGAACTACTGTTAAGGATGGGGTAACCTTTCAAAGAATGATTGGTTATAAACCTAAAAATCCTGCTAAGTATGTTATTATCATTACTGACCATTTAAGAAAACTATTACCTGAAAGAGGGTTTAAGATGAAAGAAACTGTAGATAAGTTCTCAGAGTATGCTGTAGAGTTTAGAAACACTTGTAATTTCACATTTGTGCATATTATCCACCTGAATAGAGCACTCAGTGATATTGGAAGAAGGCAGTATGATGATGATAGACTGTTTCCACAGTCTGATGATATTAAAGAGACAGGTAATCTTAGTGAGGATAGTAATTACATCTTCACAATGTTTAATCCAAATGATGACAAGTTTAACTTGACTAAACACTTTGGAACTCCTATTAGAAGACCTGATAAATCTCTTTTGTATCCATTTATGAGAACCATACATTTAGTAGAATCTAGACATAGTGTTTGTCCTCAACACTTTAGAGTCAACATGTATGGTGATGTTAAAAGATTTGAACCTTTAACTATTTAAAAGAAAAAGTATGCCAAAGATTTTGGTTTTGGCCCCTAGTGGGTTTGGAAAGTCCACAAGTATTGGACAAATACCTGAATTAGGTATTAAGGGTTTAGTCCCTGAAGAAACTTATTTAATATCAGTTACTTCAAAACCTCTTCCTTTTAGAGGAAGTGGTACAGCATACCCAATTACTGTAATGCCTGATTTAAAAACAGGTAGAAGAGTAATTACTGACAATGCAAAAGATATAGAAGCTATATTCTTAAACTTAGTAGCTAGTCCATATAAAAATATTGTATGGGATGATTCAAACTATGTAATGCAGAATTGGTTTATGGCTAATGCCTTGGCAAAGGGTTGGGATGCACCTAAGCAGATTGGTTATTTTATGGGTAAAATCTTTGATGCCATAGAAAAACTAGATGCAGCAGGTAAAAATGTTATCATTTTAGCTCATGGTGACAATGTTCCAGGTGCTGATGGTAGAATCTATATGAAGTACAAAGCTACAGGTAAGATGGTAGATGAGTATTTGACTGTAGAGGGTAAAGTAGATGTTACTCTTATTGGTATTAGTAGATATGATGCTACTGCAAAGAAAGCTGTTAAAGAGTTCTTGACCAATGAAAATGAGCAATATTCTTCAGCAAAATCTCCTATTGGTATGTTTGACCAACAATTTATTCCTAATGATTTAGGTTATGTTGTTGATAAAATTGCTGAGTATTATGGATAGTTGGCTAACCCATATCCTTAGTTTCATTGTAGGAGCTATAATTACTATTGTTGCTTTGGCTTTAGTAAGAGGAAATTGGAGTAAAAAAGAAGACATTGTTGATGTAGACCCTGAAATAGAAGAAGCAGAAAGACAATGGAAAGAACAAAGCAAAGGTTATTAATTTTTAATTTTAATTTTATACATTATGTCACAAGAAAGTGCACAAGTAGAGAATGTTGCTGTTGCAACACAAGAAGTTTTGAGAATCACTATTAGTGATGTTTTAGGTTTGTTAGACCAAGGTAAAAGCAGAAAAGAAATTGCTGAACACTATGGCAGAACTCAATCTGACATGAAGAAAATGGTTTGGGATCATCCTAAATTAAAAAACAGAAAAGCTAAAAAACAGTACACAGGTATTGAACTTGAAGATGATACTGAAGACATCAATGATGTTACTAAAGTAACTGAAGTAGCTGTTACTGAAAATGTGGTTGAGTTGCCTACTCTTCTTTCTGAATCTGCTGCTGAACTAGTAAATGGAGAAATGGTAGGAAGTACAGATACTTCAGACTGGAACTAAGAATTGTTTAATTAATTAAAAGACTAAATATGTCACAATTACAAGGATACGGATTTGTATCAGATTCAGATGAATCATTAAAAACTAAAAGTGGAGCTAAATTTGGTGGAAACTTTGGAGTAGCAACTTTAGCAAAATTTGCTTACAGTCCTAATGTAGCTAAAGCTGGTCAAGAGCCAAGAGAAGCTATTGAGATTGAAGTAAAAGTTGGAGACAGAAGTTACAAAGAGTGGATTAACCCTGTAAGTAGAGTTGTTGACAAAAACAATGCTGAAATTACAGATAAAGCTTCTGCTGAGTACATTGCTGGGTTTAATACTCTTATTGTTCAACAAAATGCTACAGTAACTCATTATTTGAAAGCTGTTGGTGTTACTGAAGAAGGGTTAAAAGCTAGCTTTGCAACTCCAGTAGTAAGTTTTGCTGATTATGCTGCAAGAGTGTGTGCTTTATTACCTATTGGATATGACAAGAAACCTCTTGATTTATTCTTAGAGTATCAATGGAACTTTGGTAAAAAGCAAGATGGTGGTCTTAATGACAAAACTTATCCTACTTTGCCAAAGAATATGAAAGGTGGATACTTTATTGTTCCTGCACAACCTGGAGTATTTGTTGAAAAGAGAGGTGAAGACCAATCTTTATCTTATGAAAACTCTAATGGACAAAAGCATCCTTTTGAAAGAGATGCTAACTTCATGACAGGTAATAAAGGTGTTCAACAAGTTCTAGGTCAAACTGCTGGTACTTCTGGTGTTATGGCTGCTCCTGCTATTGCTGGAAATGCCCAAGGTACTTGGTAATAATTAATTAAAATCTAACCTCTTTTATATGAGCCAATATCAATATAATTCAGATAACTTAAATAGAAGAGGTTTTATTAGTAAGGAAAGCATTTTAGATTTAGTCACTCAGGAACAAATATTTGAATTAGTGTTCAATTTTATTCCTCAAGAGTTTGACTATGTAGTATCTCCTTTAAGAAATGACAGAACTCCAGGATGTTGGTTTAGTTACCATACAAATGGAGTTCTTTATTTTATTGACTTTGGCCATAGTAGAACTCACAGTGATTGTTTCAACATAGTGCAAGACTTTTTTAAATTTCCTAATTTCTATTTGACCTTAGAATATGTCCATAAGACCTTAATACAAGGTAAAACAGGCCTAGAACCTATTATACATAAAGAAGACAGTATTAAAGTAGTCAAAGAAAAAGTTAAACTCCTAATTGAAGCAAGGCAATTTGCTCCTGCTGATGTGAAATTTTGGTCTCAATATGGTATTAGAAAGAAACATTTAGTTGAAGACAGGGTCTTTCCTGTACAAAAGTTATTTGCTTTAAACACTAAATCAGGTAGTCATATAATTGATTGTAAAGATATTGCATACAGTTATAATGATTTTCCTGAATCTAGAAAGAAAGTTTATTTTCCTATGAGAGAAGGTAAGAGAAGGTTTTTAACCAATTGCACAAAGAATGATGTAGGTGGCATCAATTCTCTAATGCCTTATGGTAAAGAACTCATAATTACTAAATCTTATAAAGATTATAGAGTGCTGAAGAACAATGGTAAAAATGTAGTTTGGTTTCAGAATGAAGGTATGATACCCAATGACTTAATCTTAAATCAGTTGGTTAAAAATTTTGTTAATATCATTGTATGGTTTGATAATGATCAACCTGGTATTATAGCTTCTGAAAAAGTCAAAACTCATATTAATAGTATTGTTCCAGGTAAAGCAAAGAATCTTTGGCTTCCAGAAAGAAGTTTGGAAGTAGGTATAAAAGACCCTTCAGACTGTATTGCTAAAGACAAATCATTATTTACTAAATTCTTAAAAGACTTTACAAGATGAATTTTAAACATATTCATCACTCTTGGAGTCCACTTCTGAGTGAATTTAACACAGATGCTTTCCTTTACTTCAAAAATGAATTGTTACCCAAAGAAAAATATTACCCTGAAGCTGATGAAGTCTTCAGGGTTTTTTCTATGCCTGTATCAGAAATTAAGGTTGTACTTATAGCTAGGGAAGAAGCTTCCTCTATAGTACAAGAAGGCCTTTTCTTCTTAAGAATGTCCCTAACTTATGGGGCAAACACAGACCATAATGAATATTGGGCTCCATTCATTAAAAAGGTTATCTATTTTATTGCTAGGAGTAATCCTTGTATTTGGCTTATGCCAACAACCAAATCACAAAGTTATACAGCTAATCTACCTGCTAAAACTATCTTTAATGTGATGAAATATGATGATGAAACAATTCATCAAATTCCTATTAGTGTAGATTACAACTATGTGTTTAAAGGAATATATATTAACTTTAAACATATAAACATCCTTTTAAAGAAAAGAGGAAAAACTGAATTATTAAAATTTTAAAAATTAAAATCATGAGTGAAGCACAAGCTCCAGTTATTGCTGAAAGAGAAATAACTATTTATGCTACTAGAGGTGGCCAAATGAAGAAAATAACTACTGATGTAACTACTTGGGGGCAATTGCAACCTCTTGTAAGAGCAGAAGGTTTTGATTTGTCTTCTTTATTAGCAGCTGAAAACATTAACAAGTCTGACTTGGTAAATGATTTAGCTGTATTACCAGCAACTGCTTTCAGATTGTTCTTGAGACCAAAGCAAACTAAATCAGGTGTTTTGGACAGAAAAGAATGTTTTGCTGCTATCAAAGCTCACTTAGCTACAAATCCTCAAGATAAAGCAAAGTTTACTATTGATGGTAAAAATGTAACTCAATTGAGTACTGCTGTAGTCCAAGACTTAGTTTCTAAGTATATTATTGGTAAAAGTGTTTCTCAAACAGTAGCAATACCTGCTCCAGTGAAAGAAAAAGCAACTAAAGCTGAAGAAGTTGTAAGTTCTGAATTATCAGATATTGAAAAAGTAGAACAAGCTTTGACTTTGATTTCTTCTTTGTCTCAGTATCCTTCTTATCACAAAGCTTTGAAGCATTTAGGTTTACTTCGTTTTCAAGTTTCTGGTGAAGACTGTGAAGAAGCTGAAGAATCTGAAGAAGATGCTATCAGAAGAGAAGCTAGAGAAATGGGTTACTAGTATTAATTAAGGGCTTATGTAATGTAAGCCCTTTAATTTTCTTATTATGTCAAGAAGTATAAAAGATAATGCAACAACTTTCTATAAACAAGTTTTAAATAATGCTAGTTTAATGG